ACAAAAAGAGATCGCCAGATGTAACAACATTCAAATGGCGAAAAAGATTTCTCTTAACTCTGCTTATGGTGCTATTGGTAATCAATACTTCCGATATTACAAACTGGCTAATGCAGAGGCTATTACCCTGAGTGGTCAGGTTTCGATTCGTTGGATCGAGAATCGTATGAATGGATACCTAAATAAACTCTTGTCAACGGAAGAAGTCGATTATGTTATCGCATCTGACACTGACTCGATCTATCTTAATCTCGGACCTCTTGTTACTAAATTTCTTAGTGCTAAGTCTGACGATAAAACAGCAGTTGTTTCGTTACTTGATAAGATCTGTCAGGACAAGTTGGAACCATTCATCGAACAATCTTATCAGGACCTTGCGGATTATGTTCAGGCATATGAACAAAAAATGATCATGAAACGTGAGAATATTGCTGATCGTGGTATTTGGACTGCTAAGAAACGATACATTCTCAACGTGCATGACTCTGAAGGTGTTCGATATGCAGAACCCAAACTGAAGATCATGGGTATCGAGGCCGTGAAGTCTTCGACTCCTGCACCTTGTCGTCAGGCCATTAAGGATGCACTCAAGGTGGTGATGAAAGGTACGGAAGATGAGGCGATTGACTTCATTGAAAACTTCCGAAAAGAATTCAAGAGTCTTCCTCCCGAAGATATTTCATTTCCACGCTCTGTCAGTGAAGTAACTAAGTACAAGAGTAATCGTGGTATCTATGAAAAAGGAACCCCCATTCACTGTCGTGGTGCTCTACTCTTCAATCACCATGTGAAGCGTCTTGGGTTGGAAGGTAAATACTCTTTGATTAAGAATGGAGAGAAGATCAAGTTCTGTTATCTTCGCAGCCCTAATCCTATTCATGAGAACGTCATGTCGTTCATTCAGGATTTCCCCAGGGAACTAGGACTGGAGAAGTATGTTGATTATGATCTTCAATTTGAAAAATCTTTCCTTGACCCCTTGAAAATTATCCTAGATGTGATAGGATGGGGCGTGGAAAAAACCGTAAACCTGGAATCATTCTTCCTATGAAAGACCAAAACACAATCCCAGACGGTGAAACCAAAAGAGACAAATGGAATCGCGGTCTGGATATTTTTATTGAATCTGTAATTGAACCAGATCCTGCACTCAGATCTTGTGCTCACAATCAAAAATGTTATCATGAACTGATGGATGTTCGTGAAAACGTTCTTCAATATCTTAAAACTTTGAGGTGGAACTGAATGGATTTTCTGAAAGATATCGTAAAGGAGATTGGCGGTGAATACACCCAACTCGCCTCAGAGATTGACGAAT